TTACAGACTCGGTATTGTCAGCAATAGACGCGCGAACTACGTTTGCCTTGAAGTGTATTTCTTCTTTTGAACCCTTTACAATAGCTTTAAGCTTGTCCTTGTTTTCTAGGATTTCTTTAGCCAGCGTTTTGACCGCATTAGGCTTTGAATCAGCAGCATCTTTTAGTACATTAATGCTTTCTTTCATTTCGGTAACAAGATTTTTAAGGTCTGTTACTGATTCTTTATCAGCTAAATCTTTTTCTAGCAAAGAATTTAATCCGATTGCATCAAGCTTTGCTAGTTCTGTTTTGAGCAATTCCATTTCGTCCTTGCTAGCCTTCTTTACTTTTGCAGCTAAGTCGTTAATGATTGCTTGTTTTTCTTCTGGTGTCATTTTTTAAATATTAAGTTAATGTTACTTTACTAAGCATTTCGTATATGCTCTCTGGTTGAGTGCCTTCAAGCGGCTCGTGTTCAGAAGTGTTAACATTAACGGCTTCCGTTGTCTTTATTAGTGTGGCATCGTTAGAACCAAAAGGAACTGCGCTACCTTCTAAATGTATTTTTAATTCTCTCACTAGCGTAACCACCTCAACTTTTTTAAACGCTTCTTTGTTGACTGATTTCTCTAGTGCTTCGTCATAGTATTTTTTTTCAACTGCAAATCTTTCATCATCACTATTAAAACCTATATCGACTTTTATGTACATCATCCGAATAGAATTTTGCATTCCCATTTTGCCCTTTTCAATGATTTTAGCAAAAGATGAATTTATAATGCTATCCTTTGCAATCTTAAAAACTAATGCTTGTGTTTTGCCTTCAAAGTCTTTGTTAAGGTCTTTCCAGTTTAGCTTCATAATCATTACCTCTACATCTTCAGGCATTGCAATAATATTATTAACGCTTATCTGATGATCGGTAACATAATAAACCTTTCTATCCTGCTCCTTTGCCGTTTTGTTCATTGAATTATTCATGTGAACATCATCGTGCATGTCAATATAATTTGTATTACTTATAACAGGATAGATAAATTTATCATCATAGTTAGGTATGGCCTTAATTGTTTGATCGGTCTGATTATAAAACCCTAAGAATTTGTTTTCTTTGGTCTTAGGCGTGCTTTTTAACGATTTAACAATAGTTTCTTTATTCGCTTGTATGTATGCAAATCTATCAGCCTTATTGGTAAATTCTTTATTTGTTAATTTGCAAAGCATTACTTTATAATTTCGTTATTTAACTTTAAGCTTTTAATCTCTTCTAGTATATTTTTAATTCTTTCTTTGTTTTTAGTCTTACTAATCTCCTTGTTGAGCGCCTTGATTTGATCTTTCATATTTAATTTGTTTTGTAAAGTTATATCCTAACTGAATCTTTGCATCTTCTGGGTCAACTCCTGCTTGTAACAAATTAAGCAAAGCTTCTGACTTTCTCTTTTCGCTCTCCTCTTTTTGCATTCTACTATAATAATTAAAAGGTAAATGAGTCCATTCCATACAAGCCTCACCAACAAAGTTAAAACGCTTCATAATCAGATCAACAAAGTCTTCGCCCTTAGGGCTCATTACATAGTCAACGTGTGCGCCTCTTGCTTTCTCTTGGTTTTCATATGTTGCACCGCTTCCAACCTCTGCTTCAATTACGTCTTTAGGGACTCCATAAATACGACCAATTTTAAAAGCGTCTTGTACGTAGGCTTCGTCTAGTTTTAGCTTCCCCATATCCTCAACAAACCGCTTGATCTCGATCATTGACTTAATTGCAGTGACAGGAGTGTTACGCATTGTTTTTTGTTCAATGTCTTTCTTCTCGCCTGTACTCATCATTGGGTTGTCAAGGTCGTTCTCTCCTACCTTGCCAGCTACCATGTATTTTCCAGAAAATAATAAGTTTGTGTTCTTACCGTCTAATGCAAGTTCTGAGTTAGAAAGCACCTTAAATAAAGCATCTATAACACTTGACCCCTTAAACCATTGTTTTGTTGTTGAAGATAAATCTGTGTAGTGTATTACCTTGTTAAATGGAATTGAAGTTTCGTCTCCATTATCATACTTATACTTGACTAGATTCTTTTTGAAATTGTCTGCATTTACCTTAGATAAAAACAGTTTATCCCCTTGTTCCGTCATTTCTTTTGGAAACTGCATTTTTGAGGGATCGAGAAAGTAAAGTATATTATCAGATGTAGAAATAAAGCTTTCTGCAAATAGGTAAGCGTTACCCATCATTAGCCAAAACATATAATCCCACTTAAGTTGGCGGGTTGTTTGGAATGGGTTTGGTTCTGATATTAATTCGTTGAGTGGATGGTTTGGTATAATCTCTCCGTTAGTGTCTTTGACATATATTTTACCCAATGAGAAAAGATCACAGTTCATTTTAACGATTGTCAAAAATGCTGGATTGTTAAGTATAACCTTTAGTTTGGCTGCTTCCTCTTGGTAGTCGTTATAGGAGGTATTAGGAGAATAGGGCATAAAGTTTAAACCTCTTACCCTATCTATTGTAGTATCTCGATTGTAAAGCCTTGTAAAGCGACTACCGAAGAATGATTCTAATATACTAATGTACTATAGTTACAGGCATGCTCCCGAATTTGTTTAAAGAATGCTTGCAAGATACAAATTTATTTATTATGAAGGTCTTTTATTTTAATTCTTTAGGCGTTATCTTATAGGCTTTTAAATCCTTATACTCAATTATCTGGTGGCATCCTCTGCATTGTGTCTCTCCTGTAGTTTGTTCTACCTTCGTTGATTTATTGCAGTATGAGCAGTTTACTTTCATAGGCTAATTATTTACGGTTAATAGAGTCCAACAGCTTCGCAAAGACTCCAAGGATTAAAGATAAGCCTATATTCTTTATTAAGTCATGGCTTACAAGTAATAAGCATAAAAAGAATACACCTGAGTATATTCCTAATATGCCTAGCTCTTGTACTATGTAGTTTATTCTTTGCTTCATCTTTTAGATTTAGAATAAAAAAGAAAAGTCTCTACCTTCACCATGAGCGTCTGCGATTTGCTGTGCGCTGCAATTAGTGTGACCTTTTTTCTTTAAAAGTGTAAATACTTCTTTGCTTGTTAATTCTTTTGCTTTCTGGATAGTCATGATTTTTGTTTTAAGTTATAGGCAAATATACAACGGATAAACGGATATACAAACTTTTTAAATGTTAAATGTTTTAATAAATAAAAGTGGCGTATACAGGTTAGCTCATTTCCTGTCAGCGAGTTTATTCGGGAGTTCTCTCTCCTTGACTGGCATTGTGCTGCACGCCACTTAAGTTATTATGCTTTTTCAAGTTCGTTTCTCATTTTTTCAGTAATATCATAATCACTTACACAAACAAACGGTTAAAATACCAAAGGATTTAGAGTTTGCAACCTTGCTAACTTTTCTTTTAGTCTCTAGGTTAATAATTTGGTCAATAGTTTTAAAGTCTTGTGTTGATGCTCCTGATGTGTTTACGTTAGTTGTCATAGTTTGTAGTATTTAGCTTCATTGCTTATACAAAGATACAACTATTAAACACATTAGCAAACAATAATAATGTTAAATGTTTTTAATTATTCCCTCTTTCCTTAAGAATAGTACAATATATCTAACAGCATCCATCAAGTGATTGTTTTTGTCTTCAGGTTCTTCAAGGACTACACCGTAACGATCAATCACTCTACTGTAGTTCTTTTGCTCTGTGTCGATGTTCTTTGAGTCTTGTGTATAATATACCTCTAATCCGTTAAGTATGTCTATACCGTCTAAGATACTTCCCTTTGTCTTGGTTGCTCTTAGTGCATAATCAAATCCCATAGATCGTAATGCTTTTATTTTCTCTACGCGGTTGTTATCGCAAATTATAGGTCTGTTTTTGTTTATGTCTTTCTGTGCAAATAACCATTTTATAAGGCCCTCTTCTTGTTCTTGCAACTTTTTATTCATCACGGTGCTTAAGCCTTCTCTTATTTGGTTCTCAGACTTATAATTGAGCTCTCTTAAGAATAGTCTACCATCAGTATATTTGGCTTCTATCATTGCTAATGGGTCTACAGTACCCCAGTCTACGCCATAGTAAATAGGTGCGGTTAATTCTTGATAAGCTTCAACCGTACAGCTATTCCAGAAAAATATTCTATTTGGATTAGAACCGATCTTACCTAGGCCGTATATTTGCCATTTGTTTTGATAGTACTTTGATTTTACGTTGTTAACTATATCTAAGTTCGGAAGATTAAAATTAATGTATGCCTTTGATCTGTTAAGCTCAATTTCATTAACTTCTGTATGGTTTAGATATTCGTTGTCTTTGTAAGTAAGAATAAGAAACTCTGAATCATCACGATCTAGTATTTCAGTATGCACCCAGAATTCACTGTTAGGGTTATAGTCTAGGATAACTTGTTTGGCTCGTGAGGTTAGTTCTCTGTAAGTCTCAAAGGTTGTCTTGTTGGCTTCGTTTAGAAATATAAGATCAGACCGTAAACCTTTTCCAATGTCTTCTTTATCGAGTCCTATAAATGTAATCTTGCTTTTGTTTCTAAACTCGTATTCTTTGCCACCTCTCCAACTATTGCGGTCAAAGATTCCAAACAGTCGCATGATCTTAACGAAATCCTTTATGACCGTGATACGCATCTTAGAAAGTTCCGCTGATGCTATGTAAATGTCAAGTCCTTCGTTACTGCTTGCATGATTAATGATGAGCATTAGTATGCTAAAGGTCTTGCCAGCACCTTGACCGCCTTGTATAACTTTAATCCGCTTAGTCATTGCGGCTATCTTTCTTAGTGCTGTGGTTGGGTTAATCAAACTCTAATTTTATTTTTAGTTTGTACTGTTTATAAGGGTTTGGTGCTACCTCTCCACAGGGTGGAGACAACTATTCTTTAATAATTTTAGAAGGCTTAACTAATAATAAATAACCATTGCAATCAACCTCGTAAAACAAAGCCCCTTTTTTCTTAACTATTCCCTCCCCTTCTGTGCTTTCAAACTGTTTAGCTATTGGCTTTAGTTTAAATTTCACAGTGTCGTTTATTTCTATTTTCATAATTTTTAGTCTTTAACCTTAAGAGGGTCTAGGTTCATTAGTGGAGTGTTTAAGCTCTTGCCGTCTGTGGTAATGTCTGTATGCGTCTGGCTTAACCTTCGTCTTTCTTCGTCACTACCTATAAGCTTCATCAATCCCATTTGTAATGTGGCGTTCTCTGATTTGTACCATTTAGAACGCATTGAAACTTTTATTTCAGTCTTAACCTTTGTTAGTGCATCTTTTATAGAGTCAAGTTCGTTAAGTTTATGTTCGTAGAAGGTTGGCTTTGTGCATGGTAAATAGCTTACAATATCCTCAATAAAAAAAAGTTTATATTTCTCTATTGCTTTAAGTGATTGCTTTTCTAGTTCTTCTGTGTTATATGCCATTATTTTAAATTTACAAATGCTTTGAGTGGGTAAAATATAAGTGAGTTTCTATAACCGCCTTCGTGTGTTGGTGTTATTGGCGTTACTCCATGTATGTTTTTCCATGCAGGATAAACTAAAATAGAATTGTTTGCGCTATCCATTGTTGCTCCATAATCGGGAACGTGTAAGTTACCACCCTTTGCATTTAATCGTTTTGTTATTATTACGTTTACCGCTCCAACTATATTTCCTGTATCTCTATGAAACGGTGCTGAAATATTATAGTTTGATATAGAACTTGTCCAAAGGTTTCCAAACTGCCATTCTTTATTTACTTGTTCAAATAGTTTCTTTTGTGCTTCGTATTGCTCTGGTATTATTTCTTTTATTAATGCTTCGCTTTCCTTTGCAAGTAGTAACATAGCTTTTATAAACGTTTTAGCTGTTTTTACTGCGTGAACGCTTGATATAGTTGCGTATGGTCTTCGCATATGTGGTTTTGGCGGAACACTTCCTAAAATACAACTCCACTGAGATACCTCATTTTTGTACTTCCAAATACCTTTCGCTTCATCAAATCCATCTGTGGGTTTTCTGTTAAGCATTGATTTAGGAACATTTTTACTTCTTAATTCAAAATTTGCTAAATCTGCAAGTTTACACATTTTTTCTGGCATCTGTTTAATATAAAAACCTACTGCAATACCATCTTCATAAAAAATGGAATCTTCTAAAATGTTTGGCTCAATGTAATGGCATTCTTGTCCTATTTTTGTGCCGTGTTCTACTTTTATTAAATCAATTCTTTTCATAGCAGAATACATTTGTGCAAGCAGGAAACCAAGATTTTTGCCATGTGTCATAATCACGGCTTTTAAACTTTGCCGTATTTCCGATACTTGCTATTTTATAAATACTTTCTAACTTTTCAATAATATTCCAAAACCTGAATAAAGAATCGTCTATGTCAAAACTCCATTCAAAAACCATCTTTTTAAACTTTATTTTAGTTGTTTCTAGTATTGGCATTTCTGCGCCTTCAATATCTATTTTTATACAAACTCCATCTTCAATCACATCGTCAAACTTTACGCAATCAACTTTAATTCCTTTGCCGTTCCAATTTTTAAATAATGAATTTCGCCAAACGTTACCGTTATTGCCTACGTATAAATTTGCTTGCTTGCTATCGTTATGAACTAATGCAACATTTTTAATTTCAGCTTTGAAGCCGTTTAATTTTAAATTAATTTCAATCATTTTACAAAGACTAGCATCAGGTTCATAAACAATAACTTTTGCGCCTAAACTGCAAGCTAATAAAGTAAAAGCTCCCACGTTACCACCGCAGTCAATCCATGTTTCTCCCTTTTCGATAGTCATTCCCTTTTTACGATAAACATCTTTACCTATAACTTCTTCAAAAGTTTTTAAATCGCTTGTGTTTTCTCTGTGGTGAAATTTAATTCCTTTTATTTCTGATTGAATCATATTTTTTCTTTTTCACTTTTTAAAAAGTCTAAAATCATTTTACCTACATAAGCATCTTGTTCACGCCAAAATTTTACAACTGCATAAGCTTCTTCGTAGTGATCTGGCTCAAATTCAATTTGTATGGCTTTTTTAACACCATTTGTCATTTCATTTAGATGTTTATCTAAATCATCATCATCGTCCAGTAATGAATAATCAACATCTACAGGTTTTTGCCAAACATCCAACCCCCAATTTTCTAAATCTTCAGAATCCCATTCATTAGATATTATATCCCAATCCCACTCTCCAAAGCCTACATTATCTTTTATTATAAATTCCCTTTGCTGTTCTTCTGTTAAGTCTGATGCTTTAATAATTGGTATTTGTGTTAGTCCTGCTTCCTTACAGGCCTTTAATCTCATGTTACCGCCTAACACTATCATTTCATCATTGACTACAATAGGACGTAGCTTAAGCATCTCTGGAAAGTCTTTTATTGACTTAACTAGCTTTTTAAATTTATCATCCTTTATAATTCTGGGATTATTTGAGTTCGTCTTAACGGTATTTATTTTAACTTCTTCCATAGTTACAAATATACAAAAATTTAGTTTATCGCTTTCCAAAAGAAATCGTCATTGCTTAAGGTTGTTTTAAAGCCTTCTAATGATGTTTCTAATTCTTTGCATGGCAATATATCCTTATACTGTTCTATCTCGTCAGGTGATGCCGTTAGGGTTGTCTTTAAGTCTTTATAACTAAAAGTGTAAATATTCTCAAAGGTGTTTAGTTCTTCTTCCTTGTTTATGTATATCATTTTATTTTGTTTTTTCTTTCATTAATTTATCAATTATTGCGCTCCATATTTTATAGGCATTATAATATTAAACTATCTTTTTCTTAATTCAAAGTGTATTAGAAAATATTTCATAATTCTATTTTCTTACGTTTTAAAACATTTACAGGTTCTTTTCCTGCTTCAATTAGCCTCATGTCTACCCAAATAGCGGCTTCTTTTTCTGTTTCAAATCCTCTTTTTGAGTATTTTAAAACTGCTCCTCTATAATATATTTGTTTGCCACCAATCCTGTATAGAGTAACGTTTTTGTACAGCTTAGACTTTCCTATGTATTTAGTATCAAATGCCATAATTCGTGTTATTTATCTTATTGTTCTTAATTCGTTGTATTACTCTTATACTTTGCGTACAAAACCACAATGCTTTCATACTTGTCTTTATAACCTTCCACACTCCTAAAGTTTTCTATGTTTGCAACGGAATGAAAGACTGTGCTGTGGTGTCTAGATGTTTGCTGTGCAATAAATGTATATGAAAAGTCCTCTTTTTTTTTCATTATAAAATCAAATATACTTCGGGCAGCTACATTATAATCCCTATTTGTTCTAACAAAAAGCTCAGGTATTCCGAATACAGTTTCGATTATGTTCTTTAATTCATCGAAACTTTTGTGCTTGTATTCCTTGTATTGTTCTGAGTAAGCTATTAAAACCTCTTGTTTGAAGTTATTATACAAAGCTTCTTGGTCCTGTTTTAGTTTGGTTAGTAGTTGTTCTATCTCTTCCATAGCTTTTATTTTAGAGTTAGTATTTCTGCATTTAAAGAATAAATTTTATCATGTAGTTTTTGACTCTCAATCTTTTTGCATTCGAAGTTTTCTTCAAATGTTTTAATTTTCCGTTTTTGATATTTATATAAAAAAGTATGTTTAAAGCTTTCGTTTGTTTTTTCTATATTCTGTTTAAGCTTATTGTTTTCTTTATTGCTTATCTTAAGTAAGTTTTCAGACTGTTCTAGTAAATGCTTGAGTTCGTCTATCTCGCTTTGTAACTCTCCATTCTTATAGTCTGCTTCTGATAGCTTTTTACTTAGTGCTGCGACTGTTTCGTCTTTAGAGTATTGTCGCCTAAGTCTTATTAGTGTGTCGTCTTCGTAGCTCATAGTTTTAGTTTCTAGTATCGGTCTTACCGATGTTAGGTTTTAGTTTTATTAATTCCCATTCCCCTCTTTTTATTCTGTCTCTAAAATGTAAAGTCCAATATATTCTATCTAGTTTTTTATAATTGCTATATGTTGTTTTACAAGTAACAAAACGACCACAATCTGAAAAATAAAGAGGCAGTCTAATAGCTCCTGTCCTACTTTTGTATTCTCTATTTAAATAAATATCCATAGTTTCTAATTGTTTAGTTTGCTAGTATATTATTTCGAAAGCTCATAGCTCCATGCTGTATTATGTATTCGCTGCAATTCTTATATCCTAATTCTAGTACTCTGTCATCTAGTCTTTTTTGATTCTTAACTTGATGGCCTAATAACTTACGGTCTAATTGTTTTAGCGTAGTGTTTCTTTTTTGAGTAACGCTAGGCGTTCTTAATCTTTGTGCGTTTTTACTCTTGTAACGTCTTGTTACCTCTTGGCGGAACTCTTGCATTGCGTTCTCTTCTATTACCTTGTAGATCATTCGCCAAGAGGTCTTGGCTTGTATTCTAATATCTTCTAGTCTCTCCCCTTGCAGTAATAGTCTTTTAATTAGTTCTAGTTTATTTGTCATGGTTTTAGTTTTGATTAATATAATTTTTGAATATCCAATATGTAAATAAGCTAAAGTTATTTTGCACATCTATACAATTTGTAAAGAATGGGGAAAAACTACCTTTATACTTTGATGAATTGTTTTTAAGCATCTTAATATTGTTTTCTTCCCCAAACTTAATAATTATATTATTTAAGTGAATTTGATATTGCTTATGACTTTTATTTTTAGGTTTGCCAATGTCGATTTTACTTTCGTTTGCATTTAAAAAACCTATAACACCATTTCCAGCTCTAATTGCTTCGTAAACTCCCATAATTATTTGTTTTTATTATTAATCTCTTTTGCGTATAAAGATGCGAAGTGCATTAGTGTGTTTTCAAAATCATCTTTTTCTGATCCCTCAAGCTTACTTTCATTAATTAATATTTGCTTATAATCTTTACTGGTAAAATGTTCCATAGTTTCTAGTTTTTATATTATGTTTTTAGTTTTAATTCCCCCTTATTCGGGGGTTTTAGATTTATCTTATTCTTTTTACACCCATCCAATTTTTAGAGATACCTTTTTTGTAGGGTGACTCCATCCAGAATGCGTTTTTCTCACTTGCTAACTGCTCTCTACTATCTACTTGAACAGTCTTTTCGTCTTTTGCATCGTTTGCCTTAAATATTGTAAGTGTAAATGTTTTCATAGTTTATAATTTTTATCAAATATAGTTACAACAAACGGATAAACAAACAAGCTAAATGTTAAACTTTGTAAATTCTTTTTCATACAAGCCAATAAACTCGTTTGCTTGGTTGCGTAACTCTATGCGGTGCTGTGCTGTATAGACTAAATCTTTCTTCTTAAGTATTAGGCGAAACTCTTTTGCTTTGGCAAAGGCTTCTATGTAGTCAATCTTTGCGTGGCGTTGTTTGCTTTGTCGTAATGTCTCGCAGAAGTCTGCGTATTGTTGACCGTACTTTCTTATTAATCCTTTGTAGTACTTAAGGTCTTCGCCACCTTTAAAACTGTTAGAGTTGCGAGATTGTAAATGTATGTTGTGTAAATTAAGTGCGGTTTGTCTATTTGATCCAGATGAAATAAAATGTCCTGCATCAGTTGCAAAAGCATCTACATTAGCAATGCAGTCTTGGTCTTTGTCTATTATTCTTACTATCTCGTTAACTACTGGTTGTAGATATTGTTTACGGTAAGCGTCTTTAGATAACAGGTCTATCTTTTTTTCCTTAGTCTGCTTTTGTTCTTTTATTTTTACTTCTTTCTTTGCTTGCGGTATTGTTACCTTGCGTATGTACTCGCCTCCTGCTTCTGTGCTTTGAGTCCATTTAATGAAACACTTTTGACATAAACCATAACTAAAGATATGCTTAGGCTCTCCGCATCCTTTGTAGTGTTCTACTCTGTAGTTACCTTTGCTTCATGGTTTTATTTTAAATAATTATTATAAACTTCTTCCTTAGTTAAATTCTTTGCTATACATTTTCCTTCTCTCCAGACATTAGTAAAGCCTTTTTTATCTTTAACTAAATATGTCATTCTAATTATATTAGGATCTTTTTTTGAATTACATTCCATAATTTAAAATTAAGTTAATGATAGTATTTGTGCATTTACAAATTGAGAATAAGTATATTTTCTATTAAGAAATAAATCCTTATTTTTAAAATAACTTAAATAACTTTTTTTACAATCCACTTTCCAATTATCAAAAGTCATATTTTGATAAGCTCCTTTAGTGTAAGAAAAAAGAATCTGTAAATCTTTCTCGTCAATGTTTAAATTTGGTTTCATAATTATGCGGTTTTTAAGTTAGGTTGCTTTACTAAAATCATTAAATTTTCTCCAAAAAAACATTCCTCAGTAACAAAAAGATTTTTAAGTCTTGAAAGTCCTTGAAAGTAAACGTCTGCACTACCTTTAGAAGTTAGACTTAAAGAGACTAACTGACCAGCAGAAACATAATGCTCAATACAATAAGAAATATTTTCATTATAAACTTTCTTAGTTCTTTTAGAATTACCTTTAGAAGTAACTATTTCTGATTTGATTGCTGATATTTTAATTTCTACTGTAGTCATAGCTTTAAGGTTTAGCTTTATTGCTTAGTTGCAACACTACAAATATAGTATAAATAAACACCTTAGCAAACATATTAAATGTTAAAGTTTATTAATTGTATTTATTTTCTTAGTGATGTTCCTTTTAACTCTATAATATTAAACATTTGAAACAGTCTATCATGCACCCTAAAGCCGTACTTCTGTCCAAGGTAGTCTAGTGTCTGTTCTAAACTTCCGCTCTGGTCGTGGTAATTCATTGTTGCAATGGTCTTAGGCAAATCTATTGAGCGCTTCTCAAACATTTCTTGGAAGAGATTTACCTTTCCGTAGTTGCTTGCTTCTCTCTCAGTTGTTAGATCATCAAAGTATCGTGTTCCCTTTGTATATTTATTCCAGAAGTTGTTTTTTTCTTCTGCTGTATTTAATCCTTCGTACTCGCCTACTACGTCATTGCATGTTGAGAATCCAAATAAAGGCTTGTAACGGGTTATTGGTTGCAAGTTACCCTTTGTGTCCAGTATAGATTTAACAGGCGTTGTACAGCCTGTAAATAGCATGTTATGTAATGCTTTGAATGTTGATGTCTTTCCGCAACCTGTGCCACCTACAACTAGCAATCCTTTTTTTAAATCTGGATTTGATGCTGTTTTGTTAAGTATTGGCGAATCGAAAAACAATTTATCCTTAAAGAAATATGCAAGTAAAGTATAAACTAATATTTTAGCCTCTCCATTGTTTGCTTTAGGTTGAAAGTCTTTATTGTTTTCTGATAAATAAAATAACAAAAACATCTTATACAAATGCGATAAGTTTGCATCTGCATACTCTAGCAATTCAACCTTCTTGTCTTGTATGCTCTCAAAGTACTCAGCAACCTTTGCCTTTTGTTGTGGGCTTAATCCTCTGTCTGTTTCGTACTTTTTGATTTGTCGCTTCTCTGTGTCTGTTAACTCTGATTTGTTAATGATTGAGTTGTACTTGTGATTACCAATGATTTTATCTTCCATAGTTTTAGTTTTTGCCTGCGTTTTCTTCCATAGCGATTATAAGATTATCTATTTTTTCAAGGTCTGGTTTTTTTTGATTTATTTCTCCTTGCGCCTTTAAATGCAATGTGTGCATATAACTTTTATGTCCTTTATATCCAAATGCTTTTGATAATGTGTGTTGCATTTCAAATGCTGCAACGCTTATCGTAAAAAATCTTTTATATATTTCTATTTTCTTTTCCATAGTTTCTAAGTTGGTCTGTTAGTTTTAAGTTTAAACGCTGGCTTATCTTTAGATTTAAACTCGTCTTCTGATCTTGCTATCCAATTTGACCCAGAAGCTTTCCAGTTCTTCATTTTTGCTTTTCCTACTATCCATCCTTTAGATTCGTAGAAGTTAAACATTTTCTCACTTTCTTTTTTTGCGAAACTTTTTTCTTTGTTTTTTTCGTCAGTCATATAATTAAATATATCTTCTATGGTAGGAGCAACAAAGCGAGCGGTTTTGCCTTTACTCTCTCTTTCTTTATCATTAACATTATCTTTCTTACTATCATTATCATTACCATTACCACTATCACTATCGGCTTTTTTGGGTTCGGTTGGCTTTGTTTGGGTTTCCAGTAAACCCACTGGGTTATTTGGGTTAGGTCGGGTTAGCTTAGGTCTACCGCCTTTACTACCATTTAAGCGGTTGCGAGTAACTACAGAATCATATTTATTAGCATCTCTAACAAATTGATTCTTGAAAGTTTTAAAAACAGCGTTCATAAGTCCATCTAGTTTGACTTCGTTTCCGTTTTGATAATCTCGTATTGCTTTAAAAAGTTGTCCTGTCTGTTGATCGCTTAAATCATCAAGAACGTCTAAACTATCAATGTGAAGTATAAAGGATTTTTTGTCTGTAGCCATTACGATTGAATTTTATTGATCTCAGTTCG